GAGCAGAAAGTTTTAGAAAGAGCAGAGAAACTTAAATATCGCGGCATCGCTTACTACAAATCTTACAAAAACTAATTTAATGAAAACAATTGCACTTGCTCTCGCAGCCACCTCATTCGCGTCTGCACCTGCATTCGCTGGAGCTTATATAAACGCTGAAGTAAATGATGGTTACACAGGTACTGACTATTCAGGCAGAACTGTTGACTTACATGTTGGCTATGAAGGTTCAGTTTCTAAACTTGATTACTATGTACAAGGCGGTCCAGCTTTAACAGCTGTTGCCGATGTAGATGGTACAGAAACAGAGCTATCAGGAAAGCTTGGAGGTACATTTAATGTAACTGAAAAGCTTGGTGTTTATGGTGAGATATCTACCATTACTAATGGTGATGAAGACCGTAACTATGGCACAAAACTTGGAGCTAAGTTTACATTTTAATGTCACATCAAAACTCTGGCAATCCAGCAAAGCTGACTAGGGTACAACTAGAACAGCACATGAAAGATGAACACCCTGAAGAGAAAAAAGAAGACGATGACTTCCCTCAATCATTAGAGGAAGCATTGTTAGGTGAGTAAATTTAATGAACTCTGGCTAGTAGTCTTTTTAGCTCTAGCCTTCTTCATACATATAGAAGTTCTTCATGTGAACTTCCATAGCAGAGAGGCACCTCAGTGTCGGACCTCTCTGTAATTTGGCTTTTAGCCCCGTACGCGGGATACCTATTAGCCGTCTAGACGGTGGGATAGACCACAAAATGACTAATTTAATTTGCGCGCGATGATGATTTATACCCTCAAACATTTTTAAATATAGATAAATGGCACATCAAAATAGTAACGAGCCGTTAGCTGACTTAACGCGTCCTGGCTCGCTGAATGGTGCGTCCGATTCCAGAGCATTACTACTTAAAATTTTCTCTGGAGAGATGTTCAAAGGATTCCAGAACAATGCAATAGCAAGGGATCTTGTGATGAAGCGTACACTTAAAAATGGACGCTCTTTACAGTTCATCTACACAGGTCGCACCACCGCCGAATTCCATGTTCCAGGTCAATCAATACTTGGTAACAGTGATGGCGCACCTCCAGTAGCAGAGAAGACCATAACCTGCGACGATCTACTTATCAGTTCTGCATTCGTGTATGAGCTAGATGAAACACTTGCTCACTTTGAGCTTCGTGGGGAGATCTCTAAGAAGATTGGTTATGCACTAGCTGAGAAATATGACCGCTTAATCTTTAGAGCCATTACTCGTGGAGCTAGAGCTAAGTCACCTGTAATGAAGTCTAACTTCGAAGAGCCAGGTGGAACTCAGATTCGTGTAGGTACTAACAACGATGCTAATGACGCATACAGCGCAACTGCACTTGTTAATGCTTTCTACGATGCTGCTGCTGCACTAGATGAGAAAGGAGTAAGTTCAGAAGGGAGAGTGGGTGTATTAAACCCTCGTCAATATTATGAATTGATCCAACAAGTAGGTGAGAACGGTCTAGTTAACAGAGACTCACAAGGTACATCCCGTCAGAAGGGTAATGGAATTGTCGAGATCGCTGGTATCAAGATCTACAAGTCTATGAATATTCCATTCTTAAGTAAGTATGGTACTAAGTACACACCTGCATCAGGTAATGACGATACTGTAGATACTAACGTAGCTGATCCTGGTAACACAGGTGACTTCGTAGCACCAGGTATTGAGGATGGTCGCAACAGTGTGACTGGAATCAATAATGAGTATGGTCAAGCTTCTAACTTCGCTAATTCTTGTGGATTAATATTCCAGAAAGAAGCAGCTGGTATTGTTGAAGCTGTTGGTCCACAAGTTCAGGTAACTTCTGGAGATGTCTCAGTAATTTACCAGGGTGATGTAATCCTTGGTCGTTTAGCAATGGGTGCAGATTATCTTAATCCTGCAGCTGCTGTTGAACTATTTGCTGGTACTGCTACAAAGCCTGCTCAGTTTGGTACTGTTCAGACTGCAACCAACAACGCTGGTTATCAGTAAACAATATTTTATTCACACAATGGGAGGCTTCGGTCTCCCTTTTTTTTATTTATATATCTATGACTACTCCCTCAACAACAGGACTCGATACAGAACTATCCGCAGTGAACTCCATACTGGGAGCTATCGGTCAATCACCAATCACCACCCTTGAATTTGAAAACCCAGAGATTCACTTTGTATATAACTTATTAAAGGAATGCAATCTAGATATTCAATCTGAAGGATGGTCCTTTAATACTGAGTTGCATTATAAAATGACACCAGATGCTAATGGACATATAACCATTGGTGATAACATATTACATGTAGATATTAGTGATGAAGATAAAGATAGATTTACAGATGTAGTAAAGAGAGATGGAAGATTATACGACAAAGTAAATCATACAGATGTCTTTACTGAAGATGTCTATTTAGATATTGTATGGCTATTTACTTATACAGATTTACCACAAGTCTTTAGGAGATACGTAGCTTACTGTGCATCAACAAGAGCAGCTACACAGCTAATAGCAAACCCAGAACTCGCTCAATTACTAGGTAGTAAAGAGGCATATGCAAGGTCTATATGCATGGAGTACGAGTGCAATCAAGGTGATCATTCCTATTTAGGTTGGCCACATAAGAGTAACTACAACTCATTTGTTCCTTACAATGCATTGAGAAGATAATGACAACTATTACTCAAACAGTTCCTAATTATATCCAAGGTATATCAGAACAACCAGACGAACTAAAAGCACCTGGACAACTTACAGAAGCAAAGAATGTTATACCTGATATCACTAGAGGATTAATCAAGAGACCAGGTAGTAAGCTTGTTGGAGCTTTAGGAAGTGATGCTACAACTGCAGGTTGTTGGTTCAGTTACTACAGAGATGCAGGTGAGCAGTATATAGGTAAGGTATATAGAGATGGGTCATCTAAGATATGGGATTGTTCTACAGGCAATGTCTCTTCAATAGGTGCTAATTCATACTTGGCACATCAAAATGATGGAGACTTACAGTTCCTAACTATTAACGATAATACCTATGTAACTAATAGAACTAAAACAGTTGCGATGACAGGTACTACAGATGCTAGACCTGATGAGCATTTTGCATATATTGAATTGAAGAAGACTTCTAATGCACGTCAATATGGTTTAAATATTTATGATTCAGATACAACACAAGATGCTTATACAGCTACTAGATTAAATGTTGATACAGGTTATAATGTTTCACATAGTACAGTAAATGATGAGGATGGTAATCCAGTTGTAAGTGGTGAATGTCCAGATATAAGTACACAAGTTTGGTCTTCAAATCCTAGAGGTACTTTAGGTATTGCAGTAGGATCAGGTAATACAGTTAATGTAAATAATAAAAATAATTTAATTTGGAGGTTTACGGTAACTGGTGTATCAGGTCCAAGAGGTGTAAATGCAGATATTTCAAAAGGTATTCACTATAAATGTATTTATCAATATGAAGTAGATATATTACATGGTGGTGAAGGTTGGGAATCTGGAGATAAAATAACGTTTACTCAGGATGGAATTAATTATAGAATTGAAGTAGCTAAACATGAGAAAGCTACAGTCAAAGCAAACATAGCTTTAGTAAGACCAGAGCCAACACCATTTGATGCAGAGATGGCAGTTAGTAAAGATGCAATCTTAGGTGCTATCAAAGAAGGAATAGGTACAGCACTTGGTAGTGCAGATAATGTTGAGATTATAGGTAATGGTTTATATCTAAAAAGATCATCTGCTTTCAATGTATCTACAACAGAAAATGATCTAATGAATATCATCACTGATAAAGTGAATGATGTAGGTGATCTACCAACTCAATGTAAGCATAATTGTATTGTTAAGATTGAAAATAGTAGTTCAGAAGAAGATGACTACTACTTACAATTTAAAGGTGTTAATAACAAAGATGGTACTGGCTCATGGGTTGAATGTGCAGAACCTGGAAATCCTAAAAGTTTTGATAGTTCAACAATGCCTATAAGGATACAGAGAACTGGCTTTAGTAATGGGGTTGCTACGTTTGCATACAACACACCTTCTTGGACAGATAGGACAGTGGGTGACACGTTAACCAATAAGCAGCCATCATTTGTTGGTAAAAAAATTGACAAGGTTTTATTCTGGAGAAATAGATTAGTATTCTTATCACAAGAGAATGCAATATTATCTCAACCTGGTAATTTTGATAACTTCTGGAATGAGTCAGCTCTAACAGTTTCACCAGTTGATAGAATAGATATAGCAGCTAGTTCTACATTTCCTACTGATCTAGTAGATGGTATAGAAACTAACTCTGGTCTAATGTTGTTTGGTGATAATCAACAGTTCTTACTAACTACAGATAGTGATCTTTTAACACCTGATACCGCTAAGATTAATAGCCTATGTACATATAATTACAACAAACTTGTACCACCTATCTCACTAGGTACAACGTATGCCTTTGTAGATAACGCTGGTAAGTACACTCGTTTCTTTGAAATGAATAACATTAGGAGAGAAGGTGAGCCAGAGGTACTAGAACAAAGTAAAATCATATCTAAATTCTTAGCATCAGACATTGACCGTGTAGCTAACTCAAGAGAGAACTCTTTTGTAATGCTAGGTAAGTCAGGTACTAAAACTATATATGGATATAGGTATTTTAATAGTGGTAGAGAGCGATTACAGCAGGCATGGTTCACTTGGGAACTCAGTAATAATCTTCAGTATCACACCATCTTAGATGATGTTTACTATGCAGTATTAAGTGATAACAACTTACTAAGCTTCCCACTAAAGGACACAACTAATGATCCATCAGTTACAGCTGATAGTGTCTATATGCCAGTACACTTAGATAATTGGGTAGTAGTTAATGCTAATGCTTTAACCTATAACTCAACAACAAGAAAGACAACGTTTTCTGTTCCAACTGGAATAGATACAAGTAAAGCTTTATCCGTTGTTGATACAACAGCTGGTACTAACTATGCACGTATTGGTACACCTACTTTAGTATCAGGTAATTTAGAACTACCAGGTGATTGGTCATCTAATAATTTATATCTAGGTTATACCTTTGAAATGTCTATCTTATTCCCTAGATTCTTTGTCACTAAAACAGCTAACAATATAACTAAATCAGATGTACATGCATCGTTAGTTATACATAGAGCACAATTAGATCTAGGTTCTACAGGTGTATATACAATTAACCTAAAACGTAAAGGTAGAGAGGATTATAACGTTGATGTTGAATCTACTTTTGCTGATGAATATGTAGCTGAGACACCTGGGTTTGAGTCAGAACAAATAAAGACTGTACCAATATACGATAGGAATATAAACGTCAATCTATATCTTAAATCTACTCATCCATCACCAGCAACACTTTACTCACTGAGCTGGGAGGGAGACTACTCACCTAAATATTATAAACGTGTCTAAATACATTCACCCAATCACATTGGAGGCAGCTAAAGAGGTTGCCTCTAATCTCCGTCCAGATGACCGTAGAGAGGTCGAAGAAGGTCATGGGGATGATCCACTACAAGTATTAACTAACGCAGCCTTAACGACTCCCTGTATGTATTTCACGGTACCTAACGGCAGGACTGCTGGTATGGTAGGCGTGAGTGAAGAAGGAAATATATGGATGCTATGTACACCAGAGATTGAACAATATCCTATTACTGTTGCAAGAGAAGCTAAACGTTTTATTGACAACAGAAAGGAGAAGTTACTTTGGAATATTATTGATAAACGGAACA